ACACAACCATGATACACAGCATTTTTAAGACGTGGGGTGCCGTCTTTTGGATCTTGAAAGCCAACTGTTGGACATTCCGTTAGGTCTACAGCGTGCTCCGTGAAAGGCCATCCATGTTCAGTCCAAGTATCTGTGCCAGCATCAACAGTTACGCAACAAATTTTACCTACTTGGCAGTTGTGAAAAAGAAAGCCGTTTACATAATAAAGGTGATTACCATCTAAACCAAGGTCAAATAAATCTGTTTCGGGATCTACATCTTTAAACTCTATGGACTTAACTTCTACCGCACCTTCAGGAGAATGGACAAAATCCCCTATTTTGAGATCACCAACGAAGTTGATATTTTTGTATCTTTGTTTGGAAGACTCAGAGTCACAAGACTTGAACCCACTTGTAGTAAAGATCGGGTGGTCGTCAGTAAAAAAGAATTCGCTATCATTAATAGATACTAATTTTCTATTGCCTACTTTTGTATGCTCAATGTTTTGAACTGTATTATAGTTTCCCCAAGTGGTCTCTACTTTGTCACCAACAGAGACTTCGGATATTTTTTTCTGCCCATAGCTAACATTGACAACGGAGTCGCCGGTAAAGCATGTAATATAAGTAGTTTCACAGTCTATGTTGCTACATACATCGTCAATATGCCAGCTGGAACACTCTCTTTGTAGGCACTCTCCCTCTGTGATCCAATCTTCACACGTCCTGTTTAGGGAGTCATCGCAAGAAAAGGTGTGGTCTACGAATTTGCAGCCGTAGCAGCAGGCTCCACTTGGAACTGGCGGCGGTGTTCCTGCGCAATGGCAACATTGAGTCATCTAAAAATCCTTCGTTAAGAACCGTCACCAGAGCAACTTATATAAACCGGTCTATTTTCTCCGTTTACTCTATTTGTAACAATAAAAGCTGGTCCACCATCTGATCCGGGACCGTGAATATCTAACTTAGGATCTCTATTTGTTACCCAAATTATGCCGTCTGTACCAAAATTGTTTCTTTGGGACTGTATTCTCATTTTTCCGCTAGTTGGAAGAGCGTATGAGGTAGGCCTTCCAATACCCTCCGTTACAAACCCTTCATAAGTTCCAAACCAAGCTTCTGCGCCTCCAGCGAACTCATGCCTTGCTCTAAAATCACCGGAGGAGTCTACAGAAGCGACCTTGACACCGTTGTTAATAAAAGCGTGAATGAATTCGGTACTGGCGTGGTCAGAATATATTTTGTCTCTTCTTGACTCAACTGGGTGAGATGGGGATATTGTTGCGTCACCTAGCGAAACAAACTTTTTGGCTGTATCTCCGCCAATAGTGTTCTGTATATTTAGCTTGTCATTTAAATGCCCACTAGAGTACAGAAGTCTTGAGTCGTTATCAAGCCCAGTGACGATTTCTATGTTGCGATTGCCTCCAAGAGAGTCATGTCCGGGGGTATCAAGTCCATTGAGCGCATTTTCACCAATACCTATGGAGTTTCTGTTGCCTGAAGCATTATGGCCTGCGCTAGAGCCTATAAAAATAGAGTCTGCGGATTGGTCAGCGTTTTCTCCAGCTGAAGTTCCAATTGCTATAGTGTTGTCTAGGTCGTCCGTGTCGTAACCAGCGCGGTACCCAATAAAAACAGGTGCCGTGTCTGTCGCTAGGGAAGTGTTGGGCACAGTACTGTAAGCACCAGCTTGTGGGCCAATAAAAACAGCGTTCCTCCAGCCAGTGGACTCAACCGCTACTTCACATCCTATAAAAACTGAACCGCTGTTATTTACGACATCAATTCTGGATTCTGAATCAATATCAGACCAAACGTGATTACAATTTTCTTCTACAGCAGCATAACCACTAGATACATACGACGCCAAAGCTTCTATACTTATCTTACCCATTTTTCTGCTAGTTCCAGAGGGAACTTCTAGGGAAAAGTAACTGTTACTAGCGCTAATTGCAGGAGTTATGGAGGAAGCAAGGTCGAGATTTGTATAATCTAAAACAAAAGTAGATCTTGTTGCTTCTACCCTTTTGTCGATCCCAGAATCTCCAAACAAGTTATAGTCCAGTGCCCCACAGAGAGTAGACTGATCAGCAAACCTAATACAACCATTAAGTAAAAGATCCCCACTTATTGAAACATAAGGGGTTGGCTCAGATGGCAGTGTGAACGAGGGGTCAGAATTTGGAACTTTTCCACTTGGGACAAAATCAACAAGGGTCTGACTGTGTCCAAACTGGTTACTAAACCTCAATGAAGCCATACCTTTGTGTTGCAAAGAGGAGACGCTGTCTCTAAACTCAATGATCCCTACATTCGCAACGCTTAGGGGATTATAGCCTTCGCCCCTGACTTCTTCTTTATCTGTGATGTCTACCCTATTATTGAGACTTTCGAGTGAAATTCTTGCTGAACTCGTTGATGTAGATTTCACTGATAGATATCTACTATTTGAAACCCCCAAACCAGCTTCTATAACTGGATCTTCACCATAGCCAATCAGCATTGTGTACGCATCAACATCAGCATTACGGGATAACTCAGAACCTATTAAAATAATATTTCTCAGGAAGAAAGCATCTGAAGTTTGTCCATCAGCTGGATTGGAAGGGGAGAGGTTGTCGTAGCCTAGAATAATACTGTTGTGAGCGTTCGCATTGGTAAGATTGTAAGCGCCCAGAATTGTATTATTGTTGCCTGTAGAAATTCCGCTACCAGCATGACAGCCTATGAGAGTGTTATTGCTTGCAGATATTAGATGGAAGCCTGCAGCGTGACCGTATACTGTATTGCAATTCAGCGTGTCTGGAGCACTTCCGCATCCAAAGGCAACCTTCGGGGCTAAGATTCCAGCAAAAGTGTTTTGGTTTTCGTCAGTTTCTATGGAGCCAGAGGGGTGGGTTAGGTTGTATTCTTTGCCACTGTCATCTAAAAAGAATAAACCCTGCGATGCTGAGTCTTCACCGCACAACATGGAATCGGACTTTACGAAGATTTTTCCAAAACCATTGGAGGCGTTAGGTGATAACAAGTTCTCTTTTAGTGCAATTGTACCACTGTTTTTTGCATCACCACTATGCCATATTGTCAATGGCGCGTTTGGTGTAAAGTTTGTATATGAGTTAAACTTTGTAGTGCCTATGCCGATATAGCCATTGCTGGCAACTTTCATGAATCCTAAGTCGTCACCTTCACATCCGTTTGGTTTTAGTAAGGAGAAGTCAACCTGTTTTGAGGATGGGACATATGCAATTTCAAGCCCCGAGGATCTGACGTTACCATTCCCTAGAAGCTGAATTTTACTAGCGTGGTTAGAAGTAGAAGAAAATCTGATGTTGGAGTGTCCGGTAGATTGGACATTAAAGACGGTCTGTGGTATAATAGGAGCTTCGCTATCAGTATGCGTGATATTGGTGATACCAACCAATCCCGACTGGGATCTGGTAAAACCATTTCTCATAATAGTTAATGCTTCCAGAATCTCTGACTGGCCGTCATCTACATGAAGTGAAAATCTATCTTTCATCTAATATGCCTTTAATATTGTCCTACTAAATTTAGTTATCACAACCTACTGAGGGCTTGTCAAATTCATCGTGGTAAACCCATCTGAATCCACGAATGGTGCTGCAGGATTTGATTCTGGAGGAGAATTGCTGCGTCAGCTTAACTCCAGAGTCAACACTTCCAAACATTACTGATAAATCATTTCCAACGAGATTTCCTTCTAGCAGCGTGTCTCCAGAAGCGGATAAGAAGTTAAAATCTTTGCCACAAAAGCCACTATCGGATATACCTATAGGGCCGAAGTCAACTCTGTTCTTGGCTGTAGAAAAGTCTGTTTTTAGACCTAATCCAAAACAACCACTTTGAGTTACTAATGAGAGTTTGTCTCTTGGACCTAAAACCCTATCTGTTTGAACATGTCTTCCCGGTGTCACCTCTAGGGAAATATTGGATTGCCATCTAGCTCTGGAAAACTTGTTGTCTTCCTCAAGAGCACAAGCTTTCAGGCTAGTGTCGGGAAATCTGTAAAGGAAGAAGTAATTATCTCTGTAGTCTGTTCCGCTTGAGTGAATTTCAAATCCGGCCCCATCTAAAGACTCGTCCGTTAGGTACCCGCAGAGCGACTCATTGTGAAATCCTAAGTCATCGGGATCACAGAAACCGCTTGTAGCAAGGTGGAGTGTCTTACAGTCATACAGGCATTCGTTAATGTTGTGGTAGTTAGTGTCAAATACTTCTAACTGTCCCGTAATGTGGACATCATTAAACCAACCGTCCCACCTTAGATCGTCATGGCCTAAAGACCAAATTTTGGTTTCGTTAGGGACGAGATGACCGTCAACAGTCATTACTCCATGAGATCCAGAAGGTGTGCTAGTATTTACCCCTATCTTACCACCGGAGAAAAACAAGGCTTCATTGACTGAATGCCAAGCATACTTAGAAGTTCCTAGGTTTCCATCGCCACTAGCAAATGGTGTGGCATCTCCCGAAACTTGAAGTGAGCCGCCATCGGTGTGGGTGGAGGGTACAGCTACACCTAGTCTCAAGCCATCCAGTTCACCATATAAAAGAGGTCTTTTGCCGGAGTCTGCTACAATATCACAAGTGTGTTCTTGGTCAAAACCCGGATAAGCACCTAGAAAAAACTTTAGGTTGTCATCTGACCTAACAAAGTGTCCAGCGCCATGTCCAATAGCTATGTTATAATCGCCGTGCTTATTAGATAGGAGGGAAAAGTTGCCTATACCTATATTGCCAGATCCATTTACATTACCGCCTAATGCATTTAATCCAATAGCGGTATTGTGTGTACCCTGAAGGTTGCAGCCTAAAGCGTAAGAGCCTACAGCAGTATTTCCGCTACTTACAAAATTGGCTCCTAATGCATAATACCCATATGCCGTATTATCGACGCTAACCCTATTAACAAGGTTTATTTTTTCTAGCGCTAAGTCTCCACCAATTGTAGTTCTAGTGTCTGGAGACGAGAAGTTGGAGGTATTTATCTCCTGCCCAACCAAAAACATGTGGACTGAATCTACTAAGTCAACAAGGCTCTCTCTTAAATCCTCTGGAGAGATCTGTTGGGTTGAGTTGTCTGGTAAAAGACTGGTTATTTTACTAAGATAATCTGACTTAGATAGAATCATTTATAAGACCTTACTTATTTAAAGCTTATTTGCAAAGTAGATATATCAAACTTAACTGTATCACCAGTGTAAATAACTCTGGGGTTATCTAGCTTTGCGTGCATGAGAACATTTCCTGTTCCGTATTCTCCGGAGTCAACTATAGCGATACCTGATACCCATCCCCAATCAACAAGAGCTGCGGAAGCCTCTCCAACATCAAAAGTTAGGGATTTAGTATTTTTGATAAGGCCGCTGCCAACAGCGTGGTCTTCTGTGTCATATGTCCATTGTCCATTGCCGTCAGTTGAGGGCTTTCCAAGACTAAGTCTGGCATATCCAGTGGAATTACCATTTGCGTCTCCTGATGGTAACTCGGGTAAGTAACTAGCGTCATAAGTACCGCCCTTTTGGTAGTGTGAAACGCCAGTGTTTGTGTCGCTTGGAACACCACTACACAGTGCTATAGCGATGTTTTCTGGTTTGGGAAATGACTGTCCCCTAAAAATGTGGTGTAGTAGACCAGATTCGAGATAATCTGATAAAGCTGCCATATTAAAAACTCCTAGTAAAGTCCTATAAAAAGGTTGCGATTATATGTTATTATACACAAAAAAGAGCCACTCCCAAAAAAATGGAAGTGACTCTTCTTAATGGTAATTAGTGTCTAGGAATATTAGAAGGAGCCAAGAATAACTCTTCTATTATCAAGTACACCAAATCCAAGCTCAGCAAACCCATAGTAACCGGCTCTTTGCTGGCGATGAAGTGTAGGATCTTCAAAGATCTCTACATTTTGCTTCATTGGCATGATGAAGCTGTCGTTAGCTCCTTGATCAATACCAACTACCAACTCAAGGTCAGAACCTTGAACAGAACCACCAAGCCCGTTAGTGAAGAAGGTCTGATATTCTTGACCCTCTCCAAGTTCATCAAGGTCATGCAAGTTCACACCAAAAATACGTGTGATTGGAGCACCACCTTCAGAGGCTGTGTAGATTTCTCTACGAGTTACTTCGTCAACTTGATCCAGACCCCAGTTACGAACATCTTCCAGAGCTTCTGGAGAAACATAGAGGTCAGTCAAGCGACCACGATTAGCCGATCCAGTGTTACCGCCCGCATTTCGTCGCATAACAGTCTGCATCAAGGAAACCAATCGTTTGCTGAACATACCTGCTGTTGCATCGCCGTCATAAACCAAGATGTTACGGTCAACACCTGCAGCAAGAATGGTGTGCCATCCGTCATCGTTCATCTTCTTGACGAAACCAGCTTCAAGCACTTGCATAGCGCGGCCAACAATATCCCAACGAGCTTCTCTAGCATAACGAAGCAAGTAGTCAATGCTACTCGTGATGCTATAGGTTGGAATCATGACATAGTCGCTTTCGACCGCACGTTCTGGTACGCGACCATGACCGGGATTAGTGTAAGCAACATGCTCACCTTCAAGTCCCGGAGAAATCAAGTCAAGAGGATACTCTGTGGAAGCTCCCGGCTCAACATTGATCGTTTCAAAGATATCACCAAGGATATTTCCAACGAGAACACCTTTACGTAAAGGAAGCTCAAGTGCCTTAGCAAACTCTCTTTGGGCGGCATATGCGACATTCTGGTCGCTATCGCCCGATTTCTTAAGCAATGAAATAAATTCATCGCTAGGTCTTTCTGTAAGTGACATATTAATATCTCCTTTAAAATGGGCGATTATTACGAATTAGGAAGGTTAATGTAAACCTTGGCGTAACCGTCTGCATCTTTGCGAGACATAAAGCGGCCAACGATTAGGTTACCGGAAGCATTAGGAATTGCAGTCGGTGTAATATTACCGGCTACATGCGCTGATACATTTCCATTAGAAACGTAAGCAACATTACCCGCTACGGGTGTTCCGTCGATGTTGTTGGTTACAACCCATCCACGAGTCATAACAGTAACTTTTCCACCTTTTTGAACTTCATCTTTATACTGATTGAGATGGGTTCTAGTGAGGTCTTTGTTAACGACATCGTTAAGAAGGATTCCAACTGCAACGTCGGTACCTACTGCTTTCTTGTATACTACGAGGTTTTCGCCCTGATCTAGAGCTGCACCAGAAGCGAGTCCAAGATCAGCTAAAACAACGACGCCGCCACGAGTGCAGGCATCACCATTGTAAAAATAGCTAATATCGGTCGATTCTTCATATCTATCTGCTTTTAGAGCCATGATTAAAATCTCCTGTTAAATTACTTGTTAAGTACGTGATTCTCGAACCAGTTAGCTACACTAGCTCTGGTGGTTTCCATTTCGTCTTCCACTTCAGTTTCTACCAGAGTAGCTTCTGACGTTTGGACTTCCTCAAAGTCTTCTGCGTAGATTTCAGCTTCAGCTTCAGATTCTTCTTCATCAGCTTTTGCTTCCTTCTCTTTTTTCTTCTTTTCGATAGCTTCCTTAAGTTCAGGAGGCATACCTGCTTCAGATTCTTCTTCATCAGCTTTTGCTTCTGGCTTTTTGTTAACCAGTGCGACAATAGCATCAAAAGCTTCATCTTCTAAAGCATCGAAGGTAGCTAGAGAATCTTCGATTTCTTCCTCATCAAGGCCCGCTTCAGCAAGTGCGGCCTTTCTCTTTTCGTAAGTAGCTTTTTTCTTTTGCTCTTCCATCTCTTTCATAGCAACAGAAAGCTCATCTTGCGATTTAGCGAGTGCGTCTTCGAGTTCGGCAACGCGAGCTTGAGTGCTCTTGATGCTTTCTTCGAGTTCAGCAATGCTAGTGTCTTTGTCTTGAATTTCGCTTTCAAAAGCCACTACCTGTGAAGCAAACTCTTTGTCTTTCGCTTCTTCGATCTTAGCCTTGATAGCTTCATTTTCTGCCTTTGCAGAAGCAAGTTCAGCACGTACGTCTTCCAACTGCTTCTCTAAAAGGTTATCAGCCATAGTAAATTCTCCTATATGAAAATTAGAATTGTGGTCTATTTCAAATGCGACAGATTTAATAATTATACTTCTTGGGTTAGCGGGTTTTGCAACCAAGCCTTTACCTGAAAAAGATATATTTCTTAATGCTCTACCAACTTTGTAACCTTGATATTCACCTGTTCCGCCATAAGCTCTTAAGTGCTTGGTTAGAAAAGCTGACTCTTCATCCCTAGCAAGAACTTTAGCACTTCCTTCTTCCCCAATTAGAGCATAGTCAAAACCAGCAAAAAGACATTCCATAGAAACGTACCATTTGCCTTCCTCGATCTCAGCAATAATTTTCTTCATTCTCTCTTGATTTTCAGCACCGGTCCAGCTATTGTATAGCACAGCCTGTGTTATGATATCAAAGTCTTCTGGCATCTCAGTTTCGTCTTTTGAAACGGCCTTACCATCTTTGCCTAAAACATAACTTCCGGTAATATGCCCGATGATATCATTCTCGTCGTGCATAAAATTAAACTGTTTATCTTCTGGTGTAGTTCTAGCAGCCCAAGTAGCTTCAGGCATAAACACGTCGTCGTTCTTATTCCAGCCGCAAGAAACGAGTACGGACTCTAGATAGTACAAGTCTATCTGGTCTTTGTTTTCTGCTATTACCTTGTCTAGAACCTTTTTATCGGAGATGACTTCTTTAGCGTCTGCGGCTAGGCCTTTATTGAGTGTTGCTTCGGCACAATACGCAACGCTAGCGGTGGCCTTGACAAGATCACCGATTCCATCGTCTATCTCTTTTTGGTATATTTTTATCGTCATAATTTTACCTCACAAGATTATACACAAAATTGCAAGAAAAATACAAAAAACCACTTTTTTAGCGTGAAACCGCCTCAACATATTTTGCTATTACGTGATTTTTGTAATCCTGTAGAGATGATGTTTTCTTTCTGATGCTGCTAAATTCCTTAAAAAACTTACTGTTTTTGGAGGTTAGAGCTTTATGTATTGATGCAGAAGAGACGCTGGACATTGGTTCTAGATTTAGGAATGTATATAGCTTCAAATTTTCAAGCTCCTTAGACTCGTCCTTTGTAAGCTGTCTCATGTCAGACTTGCTTTTGGATGTTAGGTAGCCCTCGGAAAGAATATTCATGTCCTCAAATGCGGAAGACGCCCATACAAATAGTTCAGCCACGCCCGGATTTGATTTTGGTGTATCCACGCGCTTTTTCCTTGGCTCTTCGTCACTTCTGAAAAGAGGTCTGCCGTTTTCGTTTGTTGGTGGTTTTTGTGGAGTCTTTGGAGCTTCTGACTCCTTATTGTTCTCGTTAATCTCACCTTGCTTTTCCATTTTTTCAATTTCGAGCTTTTGATTTGCGTTATGAAAGGGGCTTGCCTTTGGCGGTATCTTCTCAACGTCTCTATCATTAACTTCTCTCTGTAATCTGACCTTTTCTACAGCTGGAAGCTCTTTAAACCTTTCAAGTACAGTCTCGTGAGAAATGATATCCCTATCTGCCAATTGGATTAATAACTGTTTTTCAGAAGACTCGTCAGAAAGACTCATCTGGTCGTACACAACATGTGCAGGCTTTCTGAAGCCCATAGATTTTCTAACTTCTTCTAATTCTTTTTCCCAGAATTTAGTCAATTGGTCACGGCCATACTGAAGTCTCTCTACCAGCGTTTTTAGAGAAATGAAGTTGTTTGTAAAACCTCCGCTTTGGCCAGCAATCCCGGTTAGAGTTGGTGGAACACCTAGGCCAGCATAGATACTATTAAGTACGGACTGGTATTTTTCTGAACCCAAGAACTTGTACACTTGACTATTAGACTCTGTATAGGAAAGTTCTGGACCCCAAACAAGCTCCATTGTTCCTCCCCCAACATTGCTAGCTAGAATATTTCTAAGCTTATTTATTACCGCTTTGTTCGGTAGAATTTTATGGTCAAGACTACCAATAGTCCAAAGTCTAATATTAGATATAGCCCCGTCAAGTGCAGAAAGGTCAGCTAGCTTCATCTTTTCTAACATGATGATGTCATCTAAGATTGCGTACGTCAGCGGGTAGGCCCATTGTTGCCAGTCATCTTTTTTATAATAAAAGACGCTAAGTCTGTCGGGTTCTAGACTTATTTTCTTTTGCCCGGACTTTACGGCTTGTTTAACCGAAGGAGGAAGTGTTTCCATAATTCTTGCTGGAATTGCCCCATCCTTGAAATTATCAAAAAATGTATTTGAGGAAAGCTGGAAGTTTTTCTTACCTAAGAAAAGATTTATGTTCCCGTCTTTCATTTCTATATTGAGGGGGTTAAAAAAGTTATACCTCCAAGGTACGACGTTTTGAGTTGAGATCGGAACCTCTAGTCTAATGTCATTAGCCATAGACCTCATATACTTTTTGATTTCAGGGGTTATATTGGCATAGCTCCTGTATACAAAAACTTGGCCTGTCTTGTATAGATTGTTTAAAAACCTCTCTGATCTTTCTTTCCCGTCAATCTTCTTAAACCATTGTTTAAAGAATTTTTCGACGCTTTTATTTTCATGTGCAATATTAATACCTTGACAGCCAAAATCCCCCATCAAATCGATTATATTTCTAACAATACCTACTTTTTCGTAGGCATCCATACATAGTTTGATTGCACGCTTCTGTTTTCTTGGTGTTGCTTCGTTGGGTCTAAAGGCATAGTAATCATTAGGTCCAAAAGATGGGCGAACAGATCTGTTGGGTTCTATATCTAAAAAGTCTCTGTGGTAACCTTTAGAAATCCCCTCGTATGAATCGAGGGACTCTGCAAATTGATCAAAAGCCTTAGCTTTGCTTTGTTGGTCTGAGTCGTTCCAAGTTATAAAAGAGTCTTCTTGTGACATATTTTGGGGTCGCCTAAAAGGTAATTTGATTGTAATATAATTGCTATTGTATTATACACAATCAGTAAAGATTTTTCATACTTTCGGTGAACCAGTTTGGACCGCTATAGTCCTCTCCCTTTTCTTCTGTTTTTTCTATAGTAGCAAAACCTCCGTAAAAACTGTACTCAGCTGGGGTTGGGATTCTTGCTAGGGTTCTAGCTGCCATATTAGCCATGAGTAACGCGGAGTAGCGGTCTTTTCTCAGTTTTCCCTTTTTACCTGTTCCTATCACGGTTTCGGGGGTATCCCATTTATCTCTACCAGTGGCGGTCTGTGTTATCTGTATCATGGTAAGTTCGTCTTTTAAGTCCTCTATCTCCATAACACATTGTTCTAAGGTGTCGTATGTCCTTCCCTTTAATCCATCCTCAGCATTGGCTATTCCTAAACTAACAGTGTCAAACATTGGAAACAAAAGGGCTTTGTCCTCAAGGTCCTTTCTTAGGCCATGATTCGCTTCTGCTAACCAGTCATACTTGGAGAATTGGCACATCTCAAGAATGTGTAGACCTCTGTGATCGTCAGTATCTTTGGCTTTGTCTTCGTCTATGACAGGCCAAATCGCAAGCTCTCCCTCTCTTATCTTGTCCTTGTCGTGCAAAGACTCCATGACGGCTATGCCTCCACCGCCAGCATCCATAGCGATGTGAATACACGGAAACAAGCGCATGAGGTCTCTAATTTTTCTTCCGCAATATGCATAAAAGTCGCTCTCTTTTGAGTATCCGCTTTTTACCTTTTCCTTGTGCTGTTCCCTATTGGTCGTCCAACAATGCACAATTCTTCTGTGGTCTGAATTTACTTCTATTACAACAATGCTAAAATTATCTACCTCGGAAGCTGGGTCTACGCCAAATATGTACCTCTTGTCTGTATTCCCTCTTAGTTGAGCTTGAAAGCATATTTCTTTATCCTTTGAATCTTTTATCTTTCCGTCGTCTTTAGTGACGCAACTCTCTATTAAGGTACGCTTGAAGAAGCCCTGAGAATCGCGCGTAAAGCACGCTCCAAACTCCATTTGATAAATTCCCGCGTGAACTGTTGCCTTCGATCTGGCGACCTGTGAGGCGTCCATAAAGCCTTCTGGTAAAAGCTCGTAGGGAACTCTAATTATTGAGTAATCCTTCCAGTTGAAGTCTTTAGGTGGGTCTTCTCCAAATATCTCTCTGAGCCTATTCTCCTTACCTTGACTTTTAATTATTGACTTCCATTTTTTCCAGTATTCGGCAAAGTGATTGAAGTCGTAGTATGCGGTCCCGCTAAGGATAATTTGATTATTTTTTCTTTCTAGCTCTCCCTCGTTCTCGTCCTCAATCTCTATACCTAGCTCCGCCGCTTTCTTTTTAGCCGCTATCTTCTTTACATTTTCTATAGGGTCAGAGCTAACAGCAGCAAAACCAGCAACGACTGTTTCAAAGATATCCCTAGGAATGGAAGCGAACTCATCACTAATAATATCATTAGCTCTCTGGCCTCTAATTTTTTGTCCGTCACCAAGAGGGAGGCAAGTGACGCGAGACTTATTAATACGCATAACGCAGCGGTCAACATCTCGTCTTGGCCCACTACTTGCATCACACATGCTCCTTAAGATAGGTGCGTTATTCCATATTGTTTCCATATACTCAAACAAAACCTTAGATTGTCTAAAAGCAGCACCCACAATAACAACCTTTCTTTCCGGTAGTATTAGTGCTCTGATCATGGCATATAGAGAAAGCATAAAAGATTTACCAAAACCACGGCTAGCTATAAGCATGGGAAATCTTCTGTTCCACATCTCGCAAAGAAATAACGCTTGGGATGGAAGTATGTTTATATTAAATATGTGTTTGCATAGGAACGAGAAATACTCTGGTCTTGTCATTAACCAAAGTATCCTATATTGTACATCGTCTTCGTTGAAGTTGACTAAGTCAAAGGGGTTTATAAGTTCCGACTCTTTAACCCCGTCTAGTTTGAGCCACGCCTCATCTATGTTTTTTAAGTTCATTATTTTAAGCTGTTGATAGAATTAAATTTTCTTGTGTTTAAAACCAGATCTGCAAAACCGTAGTATACCGCCTCGTTAGCGTCAAGATACCAGTCTCCGTCTTTGAGTTTTCTTTTGAGGTAATTTTTGACTTTATCTTCTGTCACATCTGTGTACTGTTCTTTAAAATATTTTCCTTTTATGCATGACTCGGTATATACGTCTAACATAAACTCTGCCTGTTTTTTCTCGAACGCCGCGCCTTTTTGTACGTCTAGATAACCACCAATATAGCCGCTAGAACCAAAGTGGCACATGAAATAGGAGCTTGGCATCATGACTCTCTTGTCCGCTGCCTGCAGTATTACACTGCTCATTGACTCAGCCTGCCCATATACAATAATTGTTACGTGAGAACGACATAGTGCTATTGCATCAAATAT